ATGAATTCATCGAACACGACTAAGTCACGACCTATTGGCATCGACCTATTTGCAGGTGCTGGCGGGTTGTCCCTCGGTTTCGAGCAAGCTGGGTTCGATGTAGCCGCAGCAGTCGAGATTGACCCGATCCATTGCGCGACACACGAATATAATTTTCCAAACTGCAAAACCATTTGCGCTAGCGTTACCGACGTGAGCGGAAGCGAGATCCGTCGTATCGCAGGCCTAGGCGAAAAAGAAATCGACGTCGTATTCGGCGGCGCACCCTGCCAGGGCTTCTCGTTGATCGGCAAACGTGCCTTGGACGACCCAAGAAACCAGCTCGTTTTCCATTACGTCAGAATCGTCGAAGAGCTACAGCCAAAGTATTGTGTTTTCGAGAACGTAAAAGGCCTCACCCTTGGCAAGCACTCTGAATTCCTTAAAGAGTTAATCGCCGCCCTTGGTGATGCCGGCTATGACGTGGTTCTACCATATCAAGTGCTTAACGCGGCACATTACGGTGTTCCACAGGATCGTAAGCGACTCTTTTTGCTAGGCACACGACGTGGACTCAAGGCTCCCGAATATCCAATCCCTTTAGATCATGGAGTAACTGTCGAAGAAGCTATTGGCGATTTGCCTGACGCGAACACCTTCAGTGAGCTAGTCGCTAGCGACGCTGTGAGGGCAAAATGGACAACCGATTCAGATTATGCTCAACGACTCCGAGATCTGCAGAAAGATCCCGGCGATTTCGGCTATAAGCGTGCGTTCGACCGTGACTTACTGACCTCTAGCTTGCGTACCGAGCATACTGCATTATCGCAAGAGCGCTTCATGGCTACGGAGCATGGCAAGACCGAGTCCATTAGCCGTTTTCGCAAATTGCCGCCAGATGGCCTCTGTAATACGCTTCGTGCGGGAACGGATAGCGCCCGGGGGGCTTTCACTTCACCCCGCCCAATCCATCCTCACCTGCCGCGCGTTATCACTGTACGGGAAGCAGCCAGGCTGCATTCGTTTCCAGATTGGTTCCGTTTTCATGCAACCAAATGGCACGGCTTCCGCCAAATTGGCAATAGCGTTCCGCCATTGTTAGGTCGCGCAATAGCGTCATCGATAATAGAAGCCTTAGATATAAAACCTATAAAACCTAGAAAAATCCTTGATCAAGGCTCAAACACGCTGCTCGGTTTTGATATGGGTACTGCCGCACGTTACTTCGATGTGCCTCGCGACACAATCGCCCAGCGCACTCGAAAAAATGTAGTGACTCCACTTTTGGAAGAGACCGATGCCTAAGGAAAAGAAAGCACCTCGGCCGAACCGTTACAAAGTAATTATCGCAAAAATATTCGAAAATCATTACAAAAAAGGAATTAGAGAGTTCGAATTTTCGCGTACGGAAGTTACGTCGATTGCCGAGGAGTTAAAGATCGTTCTGCCAAAGAACATCGGAGACATAATCTACTCATTTCGATATCGCTATGAGTTGCCAGAGTCGATCAAAGAAACAGCAGAAGAAGGTATGGAGTGGATCATTAAAGGATCCGGCTTAGCTCTTTATCGATTCAAAGAAGTAAAATTAAATCGTATCCTCCCCCGAGAGGAGTTACTAACGGTAAAAGTCCCAGATTCAACGCCGGAGATTATTACCGCCTATGCTTTAAGCGACGAGCAAGCGTTGCTGGCTAAAGTACGCTATAACCGCCTAATTGATATATTCCTCGGGGTTACTGCTTATTCACTACAAAACCATTTACGCACTCATGTGAAAACTATTGGTCAAATCGAAATCGACGAAGTATACGTTGGAATCGATAAGCATGGACGCCAATTTGTTATTCCAGTACAAGCAAAAGGGGGAACTGACAAACATGGCGTAGTGCAAACCGACCAGGACATCGCATATTGCCAAAACAAATTCCCTGATCTCGTATGTCGAGCCGTCTCTGTACAATTTATGACCAATGGCCGAATTGCCATGTTTGAATTGACGGTTCAAGACGATGAAATCAAGGTCGTCGAGGAACGGCATTATCAACTTGTGGCAGCCTCGACAATTACCATTGACGATTTGCGAACTTATACTATGCATTGTAGTTGATCGTTACTACCAGCGCATATAGTACTTAATACCATAAGCCAAAGCTCGCTTATGCTAACACAAAAGCCACCCACTCGAACTCGAAAATGGTGGTTAATAAAGCAAGGTACTTCTAAACGAAAATTGGATCCTAAGAAATATTGCTAAATAAAAAGGTTCCTTTCTTAAAAACTAGCTAAGCTAGCTTTTAAGAAAGGACCGATTACAAATCATAAAAAACCCAAAATCATTAATCTACTGTAATCAATTCCCCTCCGCCCCCTTAGCTAGCTTTTGCATATTGAAGCTCCTATATGGCAATCCTGCCCTTGCAAAACGATATCGCATATAAGAAGAAATATCTTCTTCATGAGAAGAAACTAGTAGTTGTCGATCTTTTAACTCACACCGAAGAAGATCAGTCAAAGAAGCAATATTTACCTCATCAAGCGACTGCGAAGGATCGTCAATCATTATAATCGGAGTTCTAGAATAGACTTTATTGAGAGAAAAGAAGAACGCGAGACTAAGCGCTGATATCTGCCCTGAACTCATTGAGAGTATCGCATCATGCTCAGACCCTTCAGCAGTAGCGAATCGCAGTTGCTGCCCATCCCGACTTTCTATAAAAAGCCCTAAGCCTCTCTGATAGTTCTGAATTAGTCGTCCACTATAAATATGAAATATTAGCTCAATATCTGAAATGGTTTTTTCGGAATAATCTTTTTCAAGTTTTGCTAATAACTTCTCCAGACCATCAACTTTTTTCCTAACAGCTATCGCTGCTTTGGTTTCCTTTTGAAATTTCAACAGATCACTGTGTACCGAAGTGAGTGCCTCACTGCGCACTTCGTTTGCTTTAGACATTATATAGGCAAGCTTTCGTTCGACGCTTTCTACGGTTACCAAATAAAAGTCATCAGCCCCAGAAAATGTCGAAGCAATTATTGACTTCCAATTTTCTGATAGTTCTCCAGCCTCGGGGATTTTCTTACTTCTAAACTGTACTAAAATCTCGCTCAACCGCCCCTCAACGACTTCAATATTTGTTGTGTAGGAGTCGGGGTACGTTATACCCCTCTCTTTCAAGCTTTGCTCTAGCGTTTGTAACTGCCCAATTTTTTCCTGATTAGCGATGAGCAACTCATGTAATGCCGCATCATATTTCAAATCAATAGCTGCAAGTTCTACGGTAAGACGAAGCTTAATCGCATCCAAATCTTCAGCTATCTTACCGGTAACTTCAAGTAGTGCTTTTTCATCCGAATTTAGAGCTCGTAAAATCTCTTGAGACTTCAGCTCTATCTTATCCAGCAAATTCTTATGATCTGCCCAATCAGCCCCGCACAATGGGCAATCTTTTTCATCAGGGAAGAGTTTAAAGTGTTCAATCACAAGCTCTTGTTTGAGCCTGGTAATTTCATTCAGAGCAGAAGTTTTTGAAGTCGACGAGGCCGTAAGAGTATCTCTATTTTCAATATTACCCTTCAGAAACTCGAATTGTTCTGACTGCCATCCAAAAACACTCTCAACCTCAGCATACGAAATAACCGACGAGCCCTTCCCTATCAAAACCAGAGAAGATTTTAGTTGATTAATTTCCTTCTGAGCAAGATTCAGATCTTGAAGCTGCGAAGTATTCTTTCCGATCTGGACTAACGCTCGAAGTGAAGCAGTATTTTTTAGGATATAGCTTTCTATTCGTTCGTTGTAAATTCTATTTTTCACCTCAGCTTTGGATGAAAGCAAACCTAGCAACTCTCTAACTTCCTCTGAGTAAAGATCAAGAACCTCTTTATTATAAACCGAAAAAGGCTGCTGCTTATCCCATTCAGGCTGGTCATCTATCGTGCTCAACTTTTCGTAAATTGCCTCAGGGAGGTCAACCCCTAATTGAACCTTTAGCAATTCGTAGTCTCTAGCCAGCTGCTCTCCTTTTTCAATTCTAATTTTGTTATTTATTACGTTGCTATTTATTCTCCTCTTTATTTTTCTGTATTTTTCCATTTCGTGAATTACAGCAGCGGTATTTGTGAGTTTATTTAACGCTTCTTTACGCTTATCTACGCGAGTAGAAAACAGATACTCACTCTGTCCCTGCTCTAAATAATTAAGATGAGCATAATTTTCTTTAAAATTCTCTCCGAACTTCTGCTCAATAAAACCTTCCTCACGGAAAGTGTCATTATCGAACAACTCAGAATCAAATGATGCTAACTCATACAGCTTAAAAAGTTCAAACTTATCCGCCCTATTATTCTCTACCTGCTGGAGATCATAAACCGACGCTCTCCTAGCTAGAATCAATGTATCGCTACCATTATGAAATTCTATACGAATTGTTAAGTCTCTATCTCCCGAGCGATTATTCCAATACAAATTATCTTTGTAATTTTGAGTATTGCCAATCATAATATTTGTAAAAAGTCGTTTAACCCTGTCAATTTTTCCTGTCAACAAGAGTTCTACAGCATCGAAAATAGTTGTTTTTCCGAATCCGTTGGGGCCATCCAATGTAAGCAGCGAGGCCCCCTCAATATCGAGATCAACAGCCGAAAAGGCTTTAAATCCTACCAATCTAATCTTGGATATTTTCCAGTTCATCTTGAATGAGCTCCTTGATTAAATTGTCAATGTCCGCATCAGCGATTGATATCGAGCTAATTTCATTGTATTGGCCTTCATATTTAAATTCCTTTACAGCCTCTTCTACCTGGAGCCCCAACGGGACAAGTTCCTTTTCTTTATAAGGCAGCTCCAGAAATGGCAACTTAATAAAAATTCGTGCGGCAATGCTGTATTTTGATGATGACAAAGGATTTGCTTTGTATGCATCAAACTCTTTCTTTTCTGAAATCACATCAAACAATACTTCATATGAGACATCGTCGAGCATTTGTTCTTCTATATCACTATAATATAGAACATATTTTTTAAAGTGGTATGCATCTTCCTCGATCGCAAATATTTTTTGCTCAAGATCTTTGAACTCTGAGAGAGACCCAAATTTCAAAATACAGATAAGATCACAATTTTTTTTGAAGGCCGGATGCTGTGAAAATTCTTCGGGAGCGGCCTGTAAAATCCTCACATTAAGCTCAGAGGGGGTAGTTACGCCCTCAATCTCATGTATTACAGCAAAGCGAATTGATTCTGCGATCTCTCGCATGTAGTACTCTGAAACATCATCAGCGCGTACTAGTTTAAAGTCATGAGCCCCAAGAGCTTGACTTACAATTTGCTTAAGCATTTATTTCAGCCTCTGCATCCTTCAATGGAAGAACATTAATTCGTAACTGCTTCGTAATGCGAGCTTCATATTCATCACCGACGACCCCAGAGTACGCAGCATCGTCACAATCTGTTATTTTTGATTCAACTTTAAAAGGTGTCTCCAGATGCGCTGCAATTAGGTTGTTGTATTCAAAAAGCAAAGTAAGCAATCCCTCATTCGTTGTGACCGCCTCATTTATTTGCCCCGCGCACTGGCTCGCCTCAATTTCGTCGACCAATGTAAGAGCAGTAGGAAGATAAAAGCTGTTCCGCCTACTGAGATAATGGGGGACACCTTTAAGTACTGGATCTACACAAATTCTTCCAATCAATCTTGTATAACGAAAAACATCAATTTTATGTATTTTAGAAAATCGCTCAGACGGATTCAGTAGTTGACAGAGCTTTTCTACTTCCTCCTTTGGCAAACTGTATAAATGGCGAAATATCTCTGTAGTTCTTAAGTAATTTTGCTCGGTAAAAGCCGAAACATCTTCATCAACTTTTGCTTCTAGGGCAGCAAAAAATTCGCCGCGCAGTTCCGCAGCAAAATATTCAACATCCTGATGCAGTTGATTATCCAATAGAGTTTCGAGAATTTCACTGGAGCTTATTCTATTTTTATATGCGGCTTCATTCTCTGTATACCCGTGCAATTGATTTTGCGCATGGATATATATAGCCTTTGAGCTAATCTGCTCAGACACCAAACAGTAATTCAGATTCAGAGTTTGTTCACTCTGGACGATACCGAGCTGGTCAAATATCGACTTTATAGCTTTTTTGGTTATCTTTTCAATATCATCTAGACTGCAATACTTCTCTTTTCCATATTCATAAAACTTAACAACCTCTCCATTATCGGTGGAATAATCCGACATATCATCCAATGGAACAGAAATATGAAAGTAACGGAGCGTGCCTGATTTCCTATCTAAAATAATATCGCCGGATTTTTTTAACGCCCCGAGATACACATTCCTTTTATTTCCAACTTTTGCTTTAACTTGATGGGCACTTACAAGAGAGTTATTCTTATAGATAGCGAAATCATCTGTACTATCAAGCTGTAGCTCAAAGTCTTTTTCACCACTCCCCATTAAGATTAAGCTATGGTAAAGAGCGATTTTTCCTTGATATACGAAACCACTCCAAGAAGATATCGCGCTGTTTGGTAATTCTTCGCCGGCCAATTTTCAATCCTTTTAATCAGTCGTCCCGTTTCCCTTTAACAAAGGGGTAGCCATCATTATGGCACTACTTTTCCATGCAAAGCACAAGCGGATCATGGATATCCTCAAGTTTTTTCTGGATTTAAAACAGCTCACCTAGCTCTGCAGGCGTCCAGTTCATGATCACTAACTCGCTGCTGACCTCAGCCTTTCTCTGGCGTTGATTGGTATTGCTGTAGCGGATGTCCAACGAAACAAAATGGAAGCCCTCGAACACACGACGGATGTCCGGATGATCGTTGATGCTGACCATCACCTTGCCTTTGCAACGGCGCATGAAGTCGGCCATCCGCTCGTAGTTCTCGAACGGAAAGTCCACCCCATAGCCGGCGGTCTGCCAGTAAGGCGGATCCATGTAATGAAAGGTATGTGAACGGTCGTAACGCTCGGCACACTCAAGCCAGGGTAAATGTTCGACGTAGGTGCCAGACAGGCGTTGCCAAGCCGCCGAGAGATTCTCTTCGATTCGCAACAGATTGATGGCCGGGCCGGTGGTGGCGGTCCCGAACGTCTGCCCGGTGACCTTGCCGGCGAAGGCATGGTACTGCAGATAGAAGAATCGCGCGGCGCGCTGGATGTCGGTGAGGGTTTCGGGGCGGGTCATCTTCTGCCACTCGAACACTTGGCGTGAGCTCAGCGCCCATTTGAACTGGCGCACGAATTCTTCCAGGTGGTTCTGCACGACGCGGTACAGCGTCACCAGGTCGCCGTTGATATCGTTGAGGACTTCAACCGGCGCAGCCTGGGGCCGCATGAAGTACAGCGCAGCGCCGCCGGCAAAGACTTCGACGTAGCATTCGTGAGGCGGAAATAGCGGAATGAGGCGGTCGGCCAGGCGGCGTTTGCCGCCTATCCAAGGGATGATGGGTGTAGACATAGAGAGCAAGACCTTTACTGTATGGATAAACAGGTGCTAGGCTCGCCGCGCTTCGTGCACGGAGTAAGAGCCTTGGCTGGACTTGCAGGGACAATCTGCAGGGACGGCGGTCGTGTTGGATGTTGACGCATCCAACCCGGCCGCTCTTTTCACTCCGGTGTTGAGACTTCTTTGGCGTAGGCCTGACAAGCTGCCAGGGCGATCAATCCTTGGTCGCCGGCATCGGTGATGCCGATAATTCGTTGAGCATGCGCTGGGTCAAGGTGGGCTCTTGTGGGGCCATGAACCACGCCGCTGGTGGCGGCGGTGTCTGACATCGAACCGCTGCAGTTGCCAGTGGTGGCATCGAGGAGGACTGACAGGCGCAGATCAGCAGTGGCAAGACGGTCACGCAGGCGACCTTGATCACGTTGGACATCGCTCAAGACTCGATAATGGGTTTGTTCACTGGCTGCCAGGCGCTGCTCGAGCGCGAGGCGTTTGTCTTGTTCGGCACGCTGTTGCGCGGCCGAGGCCAGATTCAGTTGGTTGAGGGTTTCGGTGTGCTGCCGGGACTGCTCGCTTAGGCGACTACCGTAGCGCCAGTCCTGCACTCGCCAGGTAATACCTGCAGATGTGCCAGCCACGGCGATCAGCAGCACCACCTTGCCCAACAACTGGTAAGGCGCTGGTATCAAGTCGCCGAAACGCATAGCACCGCCCTCGCCCGCCCCCACAACTCCAGCCGATCCTGCAGCCCATTGAGACCGCCGTTGATCCTGCGGGTGATCGTGTTGAACTCGTTTTGATCTGCCAGCGCGTTCAGCCCATTCACGGACCAGAACCACGCGGCCGATTCAGCGGCCCACTGCGGCAGCTCCAGCAGCTCAGGGGTGCGCAGCAATCGCTCGTCGCCGAACAACGCCAAGCTGCAGCGCAGATAATTGTCGTGGCCGGTGACCTGGATCAGACCGCGACCGCGATAGCGCTGGCCATCACCATCCGCTGCCGGGGTGTTGCCCAGTTTCGCAGCCAGGTTGCCGGTGTCGTATTTGCTTAGGTACTGGTCGCCGCCCAGTTCCCGTACGTACTGCAACTGACCCGACTCGTGACCGACTTGCGCCAGGAACGCGGCTTGCCGTTTCGGCGTGTTGATTTGTCGATGGGCCATGGCTGCGTTGAGGGCGGATACAAAAACGCCCGCTTGGCGGCGGGCGTTGGGCATGATGCTTTGCAGCTGCTGTTCAGTGATGGACATACAAACTCCAGACGTAAAAAAACCGCACTCAGGCGGCGATGGGATGCGGCTACTGCTTCTCGACGTTCACAACCTTGAGTGGTGGTTTTGCCCCTTTCTTTTTCATGCCCTTGGATTTACCTGCTTTCCCGGCATTGCATTCGACCGTGGTCGACCAGCCGGACTGGGTGAACACCTGCTCGACCGAATCGGCCAAGTATTCGCCATCAAGCCCGACCTTGAACCCCTGAGCGATGATGGGACGCTCGGCGAAGATGTCCGTTCGGCCGGGCATCTCAAGCCGCACATCGGCGGTCGAGCGGTTGAACGCGGACAGACGGGCCTTGGCCGCTGCCTTGGCCGCGCTCTCGTTCGGGTAAATATGCCGGTCGGTATGCACTGCCGGCAGCCCGTCCGGAGCGTCATCGTTGTCGATAGTGACCACCGCCAGCTTGCCGTCCTTCTTGTTCTGATGCTTGGTCGCAACCGCCTTGTGTGAGTTGCGATCACCGAGACTGAATTGCCAGCGGCTGAGGTCGCGTCGGGTCAGGGTAATGGCGCCAAATGCCTTGCCGCTGGCGGTCTGGCCACCTTGGCGCGGCATCACCAACAGCTTGCCGTCGGCGACTTTGGCCGTGCAGTCGTATTGCTTGGCCAGACGGGTGATGAAATTAAAGTCGGACTCGTTGAGCTGGTCGACGCGGGCGACCTTGCTCGACACCGGGCACACCGGCTGCCAGCCATTGCGCGCAGCGATGTCGGCCACGATCTTTGACAGCGGCACGTCTTCCCAGCTCCCGCTACGGATGGTCTTGCCGCTGCCACGCATGTCACTGGCCTTACCCTTTATCACGATGGTATCCGGCGGGCCTGATACTTCGATCGTGTCCACCGTGTAACTGCCCATGCGCGCTAACGCCGTTTCGGCATACCCCAGGTAGATCTCGATTGAGCTGCCTCGTCTTGGCAATTGCACTTGCCCATCACGGTCGTCGATACGCAACTCAAACTCGTCGGACTCCATGCCCGGCTTGTCAGAGGTACGCAGCTGCAACAGCCGATCATTGATCTTGGCCGTGACATCGGCCCCATCGGCGACGATTCGAAACATCGGTGTCATGGATTTTTTCCAATAAAAAACCCGCACAAGGCGGGTCAGAAAACAACGTGTCGTTACGAATAACGCGGCGCCGCGCCGGCGACGGTATCGGCCAGGATCAATCCCACAAGCTGACGCCCTCACTGGTCGGACTCGGTAGGTCCGGCAGCACGATAATCACGCCCAACCGGAACGGCTGAGGCTCATCAGCCAGCCCCTGATTGGCGTCGAGCACGGCCTCGACGCTGCCATTCAGATGGCCGTAAACGTTGTTGCAAATGACATCGAGCATGTCGCCATCAGACGTCCTGCATATCGTCGCCATAGCGCTCAAACTCCAAAGTGAACCCTTGTTTTCGAGCAATCCCGCCGTGCAACAGCGCGGACTGTTCCTCGTTGATGTTTTTCAGGCACCACGTCCCGATCACCTCGCCATAGCCCGTGGTCAGGGTCAGCGGTTGGAGCCTGGCCCCGATGGAACGCAGCGTGTCGAGCTGCTTCAATCCGCCCTTGAAGCCTGGGTAGATCGTGCCCTTGAGCGTCAATTTTTCATCCCCCATACCGACGGCCTGCTTCGCCGGCCGGCGCGTCAACCGCTCCTGCGAAGCCCAGCGGAATTCGGTCGAGCGGCTCAACTCATCAAAGGCCGCCGTGTCCAGGTTGAAGTAATACGGCTCAATTTTCGGATCGCGAGGCTGAATGATCATCAGGTGCGGGAACGGCTTCACCGCCTCTGGCGCCGGCGTGGCCTCACCGGCAAATGAACTGGTCGGCACGATGTTGGCCAGCGACGGGCTGACCTTGCCGGCGACGTTGTTGATCGCCGTGGCCGCCTTGGCCGCCTGTTCCTTCAACGTGCCCAGCCGCTCCTGCACTTCGGCCGCCGCCCGAGTGGCGCGGCCGTACACCGCCACCACCTGACCGACCTTGGCTTGAGCGGCGTCGACGCCGCGCATTACCCGCTGAAGTTTGGCGCCGATGGCCGGACCAACAAACGGGATGTTCTCCAGCTCGGACGCGGCGCCTGTCAGTTCGCGGATGGCGCCGTTGACCGGGGACAGCATGCCGTCAGCACTGCGCCGTCCGGTTTCCGCTGCCTCGACCAAATACTTCAGGCTCGATTGCATGCTCTCCATATAAGCCATGAGGCCTCCTTACACATGGGGTTCGTCGTACAGCTTGGCGGCATTCTGCTTCGCAGCGCCTTCCATCATTCGCTGCATGTGCGGCAGCAGATCCTGCGCCAAGGTTTGCGGGTCTTTGACATCCCCCTGCACCGTGACCGGCATGCTCAGCGAATATTGAAACTGCTGGTCCACCTTGGCCGGCACCGGTTTTTCTGGCTCCTTGGGTTGGATCGCCAGCGCCGCGGACTTGAGCGGCGCCGTCACCGCCATCGAGCGCGCGACATCCCCCAATACGGGGCCTTGCTGCGCCGCTGACGCCATCATGAGCGGCATGGTCGGCACCGGCGCCTTTGCCGTTTGTTCGGGCTTTTCATCCTCGCCACCAAACAGCGACTTACCCAAAGATCCGCCCAGCACCGCACCGCCCTGACTGCCGAGGTAGGCACCGATCAAGCCGCCGATGGCCGTGCCGATGATCGGCACCACCGAACCAATGGCGGCCCCAGCTGCTGCGCCGGCCATGGTGCCGGCGAGATTGCCAGCGGCCGCACCGTAGCCCTCGGCTTTTTCGTCCTTGGTCTTGGCGTTTTCAAACGTCTCGTAGGCCATAGCCCCGGACTCCAGCAGCGTACCGCCCGGAATCAACTTGGCGACTTTGCCGACCTTGCCAACGGCCTGCACAACGCCACCCAGCTTGGCCATCGTACCGGCCGGAACTGGCGGTACCGGAGGAATCGGCGGCCGTGGCACGGGAACAGGTGGACGCGGCACCGGTGGACGCGACGAACCAGGACGAGGCAGCGGCCGACGCCGCGAGGCATTGCGCCGCGATCCGCGACCACGCCGGCGAGACTCACCTTGAACATCCGCACCGCCGGCGCCGCCCAGAGCGTTGGCATTGACGACAAACACCTTCTTGACCACGTCGTCACTGCCGCCCGGCCCGCCTTCATCACCACCCGAAGCCGCTTCCTTGGCCAGTGACACTACCTTGAGGCCAGTGGAGACCAAATCGAATTTTCCGGGTTTCTTGTCGCCGCCTTCCCCGGCATCACCGGCGCCATCTGCCGGTGTGCCCTTGAACGCAGCCACTGCCTTGAGGCCGGTTTCAACCAGAGACAGCGCTTTACCGGCCTTGCCCTTGGGTTCAGCAATACCGCCGCCTTCGCCATCCTCGGCGTTGGTCACGAAGACCTTTTGCACTTCACCTGACTTGCCTTTACCCAAGGCTCCGCGCGCCAGGTTGAGCATCCCTTTGCCCATTTTGAAGGAGCTATACAGACCGGACAGTCCAACCAATGCGGCACTGACCAATCCAATTCCCGTCACGACGCCGGGCGAGCTGTCAGACAGCGAAGTGATGCCTTTAGCGACCTTGGTCAACGACTCCGCGACGACATCCGTCACCGGGCGCAGGGCATCACCGATGCTGCGCATGGCGTCATCCATCGACTGGGCCATTTCCGCCCATTTTTGCGATGACGACTCACGCCGCTCGGCGAGGTTCTTGTCGAGGATCCCGGTCGCCTCACGCGAGTCGTTTTTGAGCTGGCTGTACAACGCCTTGTTCTGCATGTAGGCCGACAGTGCAGCCTTGACCTGCATGTCGGCGAACAGGTCGCCGGTGCGCAAGGATTCTTCAAGCGAGGCCATCATGGCCTTCGCCTTTTCTGGATTGGCTTCTTTACTGATTTTCGATGTCGCTTCGGCCATGGCCGCCGCGCGCTTTGGATCGGTCGCCTGAATGTATTTCTGAGCAAGCGCCATACTGGTCTCAAGCGTCGACATACCGTTTTGCAAACCGGTCTGCATCGATCCCTTGTAATCAATCCCGGCTTTTTCGTAAGCCTTGACCGTATCGGTCGAACCGATTTTGCCCATCCAGTTTTTCAGGTTGTTGGCCGCTTCGTCCGAACTGCCGGCCTGCTTCATCTGCACCTGCAACATGGCGCCCAGTTGCGTCACCGCATCCAAGCCGGTGATGCCGTTGCTGGCCATGTTAGCCAGCAGCTCCGGAAACCACTTAGCCATGTCAGCTGCTTCAAAGCTGCCCGCCTGCCCTTGGTAGGCAATCGCCTCCAGCGCCTGCTGCATCTGCTTGGGGTCGGTGATCTTGGCGTTCTGCCCCAGAGCGTTGATCATCTTCGCCGTGTCGACGCCGCTGGATCCCTGCCCCACGACAAACTTGGCCGCGACGGGCGCGTACTCCAGCGCCTTGCTCAGATCCATGCCGGCGCCGACCAACTGATTGACCACATCGGCCACATCGTTGCGCGCCATACCGGTGTCGCGTGAAGTGTCGATGATCTTGCGCGACATCTCCTGCTCTTGCGGCTTGTTGGCAATGCCGGCCTTGATCGCGATGTCACGCACAATCGCGCCAAAATCAGCGCTGACCTTGGTCGGTACCGCCATTGCACCGACACCGACGACCGCTGCACCGACGGTGCCCTTCATGCCCTTTACGCCAGAATCAATCTGCTGATGCCCCTTGGCTTTCAGCTCGGCTTTATTGGCCGTCTGCCCCATGGAGCGATAGGCCTTTTCCAATCGGCCAACCTCGATCCCCTGCTTTTTCAAGCTGTCGAGGTTCGAGTTCAAACGGTTGAGTAATTTGGACGCGCCGGCAGCGCCGGTGTCGTGAGCCTTTTTCCATTCTTCGCGCAAGCGGATGGTGTCGCCAATCGTGCGCTGCAGCACGCGCGCTTTGTTGCCTTCTTCCTCGAGGCGCTTGATGCGCCCGGTCACGTCCTTGAACGCGGCGCCGACTGTCGAACTGACGGCGCCGCCGATCACCAGCCCGAGGGCGAGTTTGTTTGCCATATCATGGCCCCCATGTGCCCAGCACTACCGATGGCGGCTCAATCCGTGAGCCACCACACCATATCCGCGAACGGCATCGATTGGATCTCAGCGGCGGAAAATCCGGTTTCCGCCGCAAGACGTTTTGCCGCCGACTTGATAACGCTGGGGTTAAAGCCCGTCGTCGTTGTCCATGCGAAAATAGCCGGCCTGCAAGCGGTTAAAATCCACCAGCTTCAGCCCCTCCAGATCCACGACAGGCGCACCGGACAACGCAGCAAACAACACCAGCTCGCGCTGCTCATCGTCGCCGCCCACTTCACGGTTGGCCGCCCGCACGTCGCCCACGGTCGGCGAACGCAAGGCCAACTTGTCGACGGTCACACCGTTGATTTCACTCGGACACGAGAGCGTCACCAGCACCTGGTCGGTGGTCAGCGACAACCACGCCGGCATCGAGTCCGAATAATCGGTTTTCGGTACCAGGTGCGAATACGCCGTTTGCACGCGGCGATAATCCGTCAGCTTGAGGCCTTCCAGATCCTTCAATCCGACCTCAGCCAGACCGGCGAACAGCATCAGTTCGCGCTGTTCGTCGTCGCCGTTAGCGGCGCGGTCGGCCGCGCGCACTTCACGCACAGTCGGGTTGCGCAGGTTCAACGTCTCGACGTCGATGCTGTTGGCCTTGCTTGGCCGGGTCAGCGTCACGACCGCACCGAGCGCACTGAGCGACAGCCAGGCCGGCAGGTTTTTAGCGATTGCTTGAGTCATCTGAATCTATTCCTTACAGGCCGAGCGCGTTGCGCACTTCGAGGAGTTGGTCTTTGCCGTCGATCACTTGAATGCCGGCGACCATGTCGATCTCGTACATCAGGCGCCCGTCGATTTCGAGCTTGTAGTACGTGACCGCAACGGCATGCTTGATCTCGGCAGCATCACCGGCTTTCCAGTCACCGAGATCGACCTCTTTGAGGCGACCGCGCAGGGTGGCAACAACAGCTGTCACCGCACCCTTTTGGCCCTTGAAGGCACCTCGGAACGTGGCGTTGAACGCCGTGCCGTCAGCCAGGCCGAAGTACTTCAGCGACTCGCGGCGCACGCCCTTGGTGACAAACGAGGCTTCCATTTTCTCAAGCCCCTGATCCATCTCGATGGGGCCGGCCATGCCGCCCCCACGATATTCGTCGGTCTTGGTGGTCAGCTTGGGCAGCGTCAGGCTCGGCACGTCGCCGGAGAAGTTCACGCCGTCGACGAATAGGTTGGTGTTGTACAAAGTCTGAGGAATCATTGGTTACGCCCCCTTAGGCTGCTTCAAGCACTTCGGTCATCCATTGATCGGTGACTTCGAAAAGGAAATTCGGGTTTTCTGCCGGCGGCACGTCGGTGAAACGGATGCGCCAATACACCTTGCCCTGGGCAATCTGGCTGGCCGTGTTGAGTTCGGTGTCGGGGAACACTTCAAAGTTGATGATCGCGCCCTGGGCTTTGAGGTCGCGCATGAACGCATCCAGACCGTTGGTGACATCGGTCACGTAGGTCTTGGTGATCGAGCGGTCGACCGCCCACTTGTGCCCCGCCTGCACCGCGTCCATGAGGATGAACAGCGTGCGAACGCGGGTAACGAACGCCCACTTCGGATCGCTCGATAGCGTGCGGTTGCCCCACAGGCGGTAACCGTCATCGCGGATGATCGTGGTGATATTGGCGTTGTTGAGCAGGTTGGCCCGGCAGGTCTCGTCGCCGTCCAGGTATTCGACCGCGCGACCGGTTCCGGTGATGCCGGTCAACTCCTTGTTCGATGGCGAAGCCCAGAAGCCGTATTCAGCATCCGTCCACGCGAACAGCCCCGCCGCCCAAGCCGAACCGGGCGCGTCGATGGTCTTGCTGGTGATGGTGTCCCAATACTTGACGCCCGGGTCGACCATGAACAGGTTACGACTGCCGAAGTTCTCGGCGTAGGCCATGGCGGCCTCGTCGGTGGTACCAGGTCCGTCGATGATGCCGATAGCGCGCAGTTTCTGCGCCAAGCTATCGAGCGCCGTGGCCACTGCCTGAGTCGCGGTGTGGCCCGGGGCGATCAGCAATCGCGGCTGGGCGTTGAACAGGCTTTTACCGTCGAGCAGCGCCTGCAGGCCGGTACGTTGACCCGAGGCCAAAACGCCGCCGATGATCGCCGAGGTTTGCAGCGCAGGGTCTTCCAGCTTGGCCACGCCGATGGCGACGATCACCGCCTTGGCTTTGACATAGATGGCCTGACAGGCTTTGGTGATCGCCGAGTCAGGGCCGAAAGCGGCGATGGCTTCGCGCTCGGTGGTGATCAACTTAAGCTCGCCCGCCTTGGCCGAACCGCCGCCGAGGACACCCGGTGTGAACGTGTCACACAGACCAATGATCGACGACGACGGCAGCGAGATGGTGCGCGCGCCAGTGTCGACCGACGTGGTCGTGACGCCGTGGAAAAAACTCATAAGGGTCAGTCTCCAGAAACGAAAAAGCCCCGCATAAGCGAGGCTGTGAGGGTGTTGGTGTTACGCGTAACGGATAAGAAAACGCCCCGTCAGTGCGGGGCGTTTAGGTGGGTTGTGCTGACAGCCAGGTCGGTGCCGGTGCCGGTGGCCGGTGTTCGGCGAGCGGGAATTGCGAGCCTTGCGGCCAGTCGCGCAACTGCCGGCGGTAAGCCTGCAACTCCGTGTACTGTTCGGCCGTGAGCGAAGTCGCGCCACCCTCCTCGAGCTCGTCGCGGTGGCGAGACACCAACGGATCAGTCAGCGCCAGTTGCGCGTCACGCCAAGTCCGTTCGACCGCCGCCAGCTCGTCAGCATCGAGCGGCGGCGGATCAATCAGCACCGGGTAACCATCTGGCCGGGACGACATTTTTTTAGGACTGACCGACAATTCATCAAGCAGCGATTGCCAAACGCTTTCCGCGACTTCGACCACGTCCGCCGGTATGTCGGCGCCATGGATTTCCGGGCGATAAGCCCCACACATGGACGGACTGAAAAGCACGATTTTATTCATTTTCAATTCCCTATTGCTCGCCAATGAACCGTCCAATTCGCATCCGACGTTCCCGACGAGTTCTGCACGCGCAACCTGCAACCCGTCGCTCCCAACCCCGCCCCCATAAGCGCGTGCATCAAACTCATCGACCCGACATGCGTCAGAGTGATGTTTCGCGGTGCGTTAGGGAACGGAATAGGGAATGTGACGTAAACGTATCCGTTCGCATCGGTGACACCCGTTCCCCACTGCTCGATAAGGCCGTTCGCATTTTTGGCCCATCCCGAGCCGGAAATGCTCGATGCAAACTCCGTGGAGTATTTCAGGGCGGCGACACCTTCCTCGAACACCCAGTTGGTTTCGCCACACACCAGAACACCACTCGACCCCATCGGGATAATGATGCTGTTCACGGTCTTGGCGAGGGCGACGATAATATCTGACCCCTGCCGGTTAACTACGATGTCGCCGCTCGACGAATTCTGAATGTAAAACTTCGACCCGACTGGACTGGCGGTCAACACCGGAAGCGTCCAGGTTCCCGCCAGAGAGCCGACAATGCGGCGCCCAGCCATTGCCGGCGTTAGCGTAGTAGCCGACGTGTTAATAGTCGTTTGCCCGCTAAAGTTCCCCTGCGCGCGCTGCACAAACTCCGTCGTTGCCAGCGCCTTGCCGTTATCGAACTGCGGCTGCGTGATGAAGTGCGCGCCGCTCATCGTGCCCGCAAAGCGCAACAGCACCGAACCGCCTACCAGTCGCCACTGGTCTTGCAGGCGGATAAATTCGGCCGTGTCGCCCAGGGCCAGCACCAGAGGCCCGGCCACACCGGTCGAGGTGTACACCACGTCAGTACCCGAACCCAGGACTTTCAAGCCACCCGGGCCGGCACTGACCAGCGTGATCGTCGCCCCCTGCGCTACGCCCGCCGTCGGTGGCAAGGTTGCCGTGAGTTGCGTGGCAGCGGAGAAACTGTGCAGGCCGCCGACGTGCGTCGCCGAAAGCACAAGGCTCGCGTCGTTGGTCGTGAATCCCGAGAACTCGAAACCACGACGCCTGAGAAACTCAGTCGTCGCCAGCGACTTGCTGCTATCGAACTGTGCCGGCGTCGGGGCCGTGGGGTTGCCGGAAAACGTCGGAGAGAACAACCGGGCAAAACCGTCCGTAATGTCCTTGAACGTGAGCGCCGTAGTGTCCACGACAATCGTGCCATCGGTCACCAGTTGCCAGATCGTGTCGGCCTGCGTCGCGCCTACCTCGACCGCCACCGTCAGATTCGGCGTCACCTTGGTGCTGTTGTCCGCATCCTTGGCCCGCACCCAGGTACCCACCGCTACCACATACGGGCCGTTGTCCTTGGCCGCCGTCTGGTTCTTCACCAGCACCCGGTCACCGGCGTTCAGCGAAACCCCGTCCACCACCTGCAAACCGACCAGATTGATATTAGCCGTGGTAGCCGCGCGCACCGACTGCTTGATGTCGAGCTTGCTCAATTCCTCCAGAATCTGCGCAAGCACCCACTCACGGGTCGCCAGCACCACCGCCGGGTCAATCTTGAGCGTGATGTTGCCCGTGCTGCTGACCACGAAGTTCATGCGCACGACTTGCGTGCGGCCGGAGCCTTGCGACAGCAGCGGCTTGAAGCTCGGCGCGCAGTTGGCCACCGCCACCAGATCCCCGTCCGCGTCGTAGAGGCCGATTTCGCGAATCCACTTACCGCCCTCGTCGGCCGGAATGATTTGCTCGGCGATGATCACCGCCGGGTTGACCGGGTCAACGCGAAGCTGATTCAACGGCTTGCGGCGCCACTCGTTGAGCAACTTGGTCTGAGTGGCCGCCGGCACTGGATTGGGCGGGTCGGCCAACCCGCCTGGGTTCGCATCGCCAACCCCCATTTCCGTGATCTTCCAGGCAATGCCGAGCGCGTCGGCGTTCGCCTGTTTGGCCATCCCCACGTTCGTGAGGATCGCGAAAAACTGCGAATTCGCATCAATCATAATAAACGTCCAGGGTATCTATGGTGTGTTCGCGACCGACCACGCCAATACTGCCGGTGACCTCAATGTCACGCATGACGGGCGGATAAACGTCGATTTCGTCGCCGTCGTAGAGGGATACAGCAATGTCTAAATTGCCTTGTGTTTCCAGGCTGATCGCCAGCCCGGTCAGTTGCCGGGTGACGGGCTTGGCGTCGTCGATCAGGCGCTCAAGCTCCTGATACATTTCCTCGGTGATGCCGGTGTCGAGCACGCCAATCTTCAGCGCGAAGGTGCCCGGCACTCCCTCGGGTACAGTCTTGAACCACTCGACAATCTCGATCAGATAGCCCAGTGGCTCAACCACGCGGCGCAGAGCGCCGATGGTGCCCTTGTGTTTGTGGATGTAATACGAAGCCTTGATGGCCGCGCGCTTGGTAGCCTCGCTCCACCGGTAATCCCAGCGATCCACCGACCACGCCCATGCCAGGTGCGGCAGTAGATGCACCGGACAGGTATCGGCGTTGTAGAGGTCGCGCAAAGGTACAATTGTCTTTTCGAAGAACGCGGCCTCCATGGCCCGCTCCAGTTGCGTGCTATTGAGCGGTAGGAGACTTTTCATATCAGCCCGCCAGCCTCACGTTGTAGCGCGTGCAGAACGCCGCTTGAGCCTTGGTCGGAGCCAAGTCCTGCCACCCAACCAACTCAACCCGGGCAACGCCGGCAACGTGCAACTGAGCGTCAACAGCGGAGCGTGCAACCTCGACGCCCAGCCGCTTGCGTGGGTTAATCCAGCCGGCCAATCGGTTTTTCGCTTCGGCCAAACTCGCATCCGCTTCCGGGCCGGCGCTGGCCATGTGCAAGATGGCGTCAATCTCGTAGCGGATCACCTGCGCACTCTGCACAGTCACTCGATCACCCACCGGCCGCACGTCATCGTCATTAAGCGCAGCGGCCACCGTGGCCAGCAGCTCCGGCGGCGCTTCGCCTTCCCCGTCCAGACTCAGTACCGTGACCGTGACATAACAGGGTTCCGGGCTTTCGGCCGTGGCGTCTGCTACCAACCCGGAGGCATTGCGTGCGTGCAGGATGTAGCTGTTACGCGGGCCAGCCGTGGTCAAGCCCTCATAGGCCAACTGGATGCGCTCGCGAAACGGGTCGTCGTCTTCCATGACCTTGGGCACCGGTGGCACTGCCAGCAGATCCTCGGGCTGAATGACCAGGCGCTGCAGATTGACGTTGGCCCCCAAGTGATCGAGGTCACTGCGAATGGCGTGCGCCAGTAAAAGCGCCTTGCCAGCGTCATTGACCCGGGCGCGGTTACCGACCTTGTTGTAAGCCCCGACCTCAAGCACTTTGACCACTGGATCGCTTTCCAGCGCGGCGGTCCAGTTGCCGCCCATGTACCCGCGAAACACGCTCAGCCCGTCCTGATAAACCTCTTCGAAGTCCAGAGGTTCCAGCACGGTCGGCGCTGGCAGCGACGACAGATCTACGGTACTCATGCGGCCACCTCCAACGTGACGCTGTCGCCCAGGTACTTCCCGACGATTTGCAAATTGATTTGCCCGCCAATGACGGAAATGACGCGCACCTGATCCAACTTCAAACGCGGCTCCCATCGCCCCAGAGCACGGGCAACCTCAGCCTGTACGGCGCTTTTCCAGCCTTCGTTGATGGGCAAATCGACAAACCGCCGGAGCTTGCTGCCGTATTCCATACGGTGCCGGCGACTGCCCAGCGGCGTGCTCAAGATGTCGGCAATGGATTGGCGAAGGTGCTTGATGCCGGATATGGGTAGGCCGGTCTGGCGATCCATTCCGATCATCGATGTCACTCCTTGAACGGCTCGTATTCTTCGCTGGCTTTCAGGAACTTGACCGCCTCGGTGTCGGAGGCCGGCACCACGACCGTCGCCTTCTCCACCGGATAGGAACGGTCAGTACCGGGCACGATCAACAGTCGCGACGTGTAGAGCTTGTCGCGGAATTTCAAGAGCTCGGGCGATGAGAACGGTGAGGATGCAATTGCCGGTTCCGAGGACGCTTGCACCTCGGCGACGGTCGTATCGATTTTGGCCATGTATTTCTCCAGGCATGGAAAAGCCCGCACTGGGCGGGCTGTCGTGTATGAATTAATGCGTGTGGTGATTACTGTTGCCAGTGGCGTCAATGATCGCGCCGGCGCTGGTGATGCCCTTGGTAACGTGTAGCGCACCGTCGATCATCACCGCCGCTTTCAGATTGATGTAGCCGGTGGTCACGCTCACGGCGGCATCGGTTACGACCGCTTCGGTGCTGGCCACTTTGATGGTGACCGTACCGCTCGGCAGGGTGATGCTGTAGCTCTTGGCCTGCCAGTCGTAGATCAGCGAGCCGCCATCATCAAAACGCCAGACCTCAACATGGTCACGGTTGTCTGGCGGCGGTCCGGCATTGCCATACAGGCCCGGGACAAACGTGCCTTGCGACACGTCACCGCTGGGACTGATCAAACTGCCCTGCTCGCCCAAAGACGGTGCCCGCCAGTGCCTGGCCTTGCCGGCGGCGATGCTATGCCAGCGCACCCAGGCGCTGACCCATTCACTGCCATCCGACACGCGACATACCGGCGGCGAAGCGGACAGATCCACCGCGACCACGTAGCAAGCCTTTACCGCCCCCGCGATCATGCGGTCATGCTGGGCGCTCGCGTAGCTGCTCACATCGCCTCCGCGGGGACAAAGTCCTCTTTGACGTCGTCCTGGAAGCCAATTAGCAACATGCCCGGCGGTTCGTCCGACCACGGCCATTCTTCAAGGCCGAGATAAACCTGCTGAGTCCACTCCACCAGCCACACGGTGTATCCATCCAGGTGCGGCTGGGTCCAGTCCTGCAGCGATTGCACAAACTCGGCGGGCTCAACTGCCAGCCCCCACGTTTGCGCCCGCAGCAGCACCGCCAACTGCGTCGCTAATTGCACGGCCTGTTGATGATGGTGTGGCTTGATCGGGTCGACGATGATGCGAGCCTCAAACTTAAAGATCAGCGAAGTTTCGCCGGTGCCGATATCGGTACCCGGCTCGATCTCAGCCACCTCAAGAAACACTGCTGGCAGCAACACGCGATCAGCGACATTTGGCCAGGCCGTGACTGCATGCACGCCGGGGAGGTGTGCGCGCAGATGCTGTTCAACCGCGCGATAAAGCTGGTCCAGGCTGAAGGGTTCGTCAGACATTGCCGATCCTCTTGAGGTACTTCTGCAGCTCAAAGTTGAGTTCCTGCTTGAGGATCTCCACCAGGCGCTCATCCGCTTTTTTTACCCAGCTTTCGAAGTGCGGCCGGGCTTGCTCCAGCGATACCTTGGCCTTAGCCAGCGGGAAACGGCTGCCGTTTTCGGCGACCCAACCCGAACTTGGCCCGCGACCGGGTGACACCGTGCTGTCGGGGTAGTCGTCCGCGTTGAAATGCTTGCTGGCTGTACGGATCCAGATATCGGGCTTGTTGCCGTAGACCTTCTTGAGGAAAGCCCCTTGGTAACGCCGCCCCGCCACTGATACACCGCTGCCGGTTTGCCGCGCCCGGCCGATCCGGCTGGACTCGATGGCGTTCAAACCAAACCACAGTTTGCCGCTCGCGGCCCCGCCGGAAACCGGGTAGCTGCGTAACCGCTGACGCACCGCCGCAACAGCGATGCGCTCTGACCGGCTGACGGCTCGGGCAATGTGCGTGCGCAACCAGCCCAACGTCTTGTTGATCGCGCGCCGATGCGCCGCTGCAGCCGCTTTCGGCACCACCTTGGCAAAGTCCTGGAACGCCTGAAAATCTGCGGCCGAGGATTGGATGGAGATCATCCCGCCCCCGGCCGAGGGTTTGAAATAGCTGCCGACACTCATGGGCGCAACCTCAGAATCAGGGCGACCAGGCCGTCGCCGCTCGGTTCGAGCTGTATCAGGTCGTAGTCACCGCCCCCATCCAAGGCAGGCAAGTCAACGCTGACCAGCATGCCCTGTTCCAAACCTTGCGAATCGCTGACGCGGATCTCGAAGCGCGGCTCGCGCAACCCGGTGTTGAGCTTGCCGAACTTAGGTTGCAGCCAGGGTGCGGCGAACATGCCGAACACTGGCTCGTCGCGACCCTCGATCCGCGCCGTATCGCCCAGCGTTTCGAACACCACCGCGTCGATCTCGGCGATCAGATCGCGAAAGCCCACGGTCAGAGTTCCAACAGGATCTGGGCGCGCGGTCGAGTGCAAAGATGCAGCGGGTTCGACTGAGCCTCACCGGCCATGCCTTTGTTGAAGGGCAGCGGCTCGATCATGCTGTAGTACGGAATGCCCTGCGTGTTGACTGTTTCCATGTAGTCGGCCGGCGCAAACACCGAGATGTACAGATCCGGCACGCCTTCGGGGACCAGCAGCGCCTTGTCGTCATGGACAAAGGAAACGCCGGCCACCTTGCCACGGTAGCGCTCCCAGATGATGCCGCCGAACTCGAAACTTTCACGAGCATCACCGCGCAGAGCCGCTGCCTGCTGACTGTTGAGGTAGGTCTCTTTGACCGATTTGTGAACGATCAGCTTGTTCCAGAAGTTCTTGCCGCAGAAGGCGCGAGAACCGGTGCTGGTCACACTGCCGAGCGCGTCTTCCTGCATGTCCAGCGCTTCACCACACTTGACCCGCAGCTCAGTGCCCGCATCCGCCAGTCCCATGGGCAACTTTTGACGCTCCACACCGAAGCGGTCATAGAGATCCAGCAATACCGTTTTGCCATCGGCATCGAGGATCTGGCCATTCAATGCGCCCATACGCTGGAACTCGTGCGTAGCGTCCAACTGGCGCCGCGCCTTGGCCAGGCGCGCATTCACCACGTCCTGCACCGCCTGTAACTCAGTGCGAGTGCCGAAGGCGCGGATGCCTTGGATCTCGTCAGCCTTGATGGTGAAGCGCTCAGGCAGATGCACGGTGTTGAACGGGATCAGGTTGCGCTTGCTGGCCGCAACCACCAGGCCAGAACCACCACGCTCGCCAGCAGGCACTAGTGCCAGGGTGTCGCCGTCCTTTTCAATCTGCACGGTCAGCGTGGTAATGCCTTCCTCGCGGAACAGCCCCAAGGCGCTGATGCGCCCTGGCAGGTAGGGTTGATCATTGAGTGCAGCGGTGAGCGAAGTAACGGTAAACGCTTCGTCGTCAAAAATGGCGATATCGGCCATGGGTACTCTCCAGAAACAAAAAATCCCGCACGCGGCGGGGTGTAAAAAAAGAAGGATCGAGTTAGCGGACGATCACGAAGTGAGTGGCGAGTGCTTTCTCGGCGGCCAGATCCAGACCGGTCAGGTGCGCTTCGCTGACCTCAGCCAGCCGCACTACAGCGCGACCGCGACGCACCACGTCGGATTCGCCGAGCGGGCCGTACAGAATGGCGACTGCGTTTTCAGTGCCGTCCTCAGCAGTCGGTTCGTAAGGTGCGAATTCGCCGGTGGCGGTCACCAGCCCGAGAATTTGTCCCGGCCACAGTGCTGGCCCCGCCGCTACGTTGATCGCTTCGCGCGAGATAGTGCCGGCGCCCTCGGACAGCAAGAATTCACCTGCGTGCATCGGTTCCTGTTTGATGGTCATGCTCATGCTCCTTTCGCGCCGCGCGCGGTTCCAGTTTGAGCCGCTTGGCGAGCAGCCCAAATCGAGTTGGGGTCAGGTTGTTTGGCCAGCACCTTGGGGGCCGGGTCGTCGGCCAGCGGCAGACTGTTATCGATTTCAAAGCCCTTTCCGCTGGTGACAATCTTGTCGAACAGACGCGCCCGTACCGCCGGCGCATCCAGACCGGCCGCGACATACTCGGCGCTGAATTCCGGCAGACGCGCTGCCACGCAGAGGTCGTTTACCGCCTTAGCGCGTGCCAGGCCGGCGAGAACGATTTCCTCGCTTTCAAGCTGGGTGGAGTTGAGCAGCGGCTCGATCAGGTTGCTGATGCCCGCTGCCGTGCAGCGCTGAGTGATCATCAATGCCAACTTGGCCGAGTCGACTACAGGCTGCACCAGCGGCGGTTCGACAGGTTCGAGTTCGGGATCCGATTCAGGTGGCTCATCGAGCTGGGCCAGCAATTCAGCCGGTGCGTTCTGGAATCGTTGCAGCACCGCGCCTTGGCCGAGACACGCTTTGACCTTGACCCCGTCGCCCACTTCATCAGCCAGTCCCAAAGCCACTGCTTCGTTGGCAGTCAGCCAGGTTTCGGCCGCCACCAAACGCCGCAGCTCCCCCTCATCGATGTCGGGCGCTTTGGCCTTGTATGCCGCGATGATCGCTTCCATGGTTTGGTCGAGAACATCGGCGATCTTGCGAAAGCCTTCCGCATCACCGGCGGCGTAAGTCCACGGGTTGTGGATCATCAACATCGCGTTGGAAGCGATCACCACGCGGTGGGCACCGCAGACAGCCACACTGGCCGCACTCGCTGCCAGTGCATCGATTCGTCCGGTGCAGCGCTCGCCCAGACGCGACAGCGCGTTGTGCATGGCCAGACCGTCGAACAGGTCGCCGCCGATGCTGTTGAACGCGGCCACCACCGGTGACACGCCGTCGTCCATGGCGCGCAGATCCTGCACGAACTGATTGGCAGTGATACCCCAAGCGCCGATCTCGCCATAAACGAAGACTTCGATCACTCGCGCGGTGGCCTCTCCATTGGCCTGCAGGGCATACCAGGTCTTGTCCTGAACTTCGACGCGTTTGCCCGCGCGGTTGTAAATGCGCGGTCGCGCTTGTTTGCTCATGGTTGCTCCTTGTCGTCGGTGTCTTCGACGGCATCAAGGGTGTTGTAGTTGAGGCCCAGTTTTGTGGCCCGTGCCAGATCGGCAGCGTTTTCCAGGTCGACCGTTTCGGCGTCGTAGCCGGTGCGCAGGACCATCTCACTGCGAGAAGAAAACCCGGCCTGCACTTCCATTCGTCGTGCCTGCACGTCCTGCACCGGCTGGATATAGGCCCAGCCTTGCGGAACCCAACGGGTACGCAGGTACTGGCGGCGTTTCAGTGCGTAATCGTCCAGCACCAGAACGCCAGACAGCACCGCCATATCCATCCACGCCGCTCTCACCGGGCGGCAGAGTTGATGCACGTACACGCTGAATTGCAGTTGTTCCAGGCGGCGCCGAAACTCGTTGAGCACTACCCGCAGTGCTCGGTCATTGATGCCGCGCATGTCGCCGGTGAGGATCTCGTAAGGCGTACCCGATCCCGCTGCCGCAGCCATCAACTGCTGACGCATGAAGTCCGGGTAGTTGTTTCCGGCGTCGGGCGGCTTGGAGAATTCAACCTCCTCGCCTGCGCCCAGCTCCTGCATGGTGCCGGGTTCGAGCGCGACCATCGGGGTGAAGCCGTCGCGATCCAGATCGAGCGGCTGACCGGTCACCGGATCTCTTGGAAGAGGTCCCGAGTCCGGCGCTGGACGCTTGATGAAACCGGCAAAAAGGTTGGCCACTTCCTGACGGAACAGCACCGCGTCGTCGTAGTTGTCCAGACTGCGAAGGCGTTTGAGCACCGGCGACAAGCGCGGCACACCGCGCAACTGGCCAGGCTCAACCGGTTCGAAGATGTGCAACACCTGAGCCGCCGGCACGCGGACCAACTGGTTGTAACCGGCGTTCAGCGACGCTGCATCGCGCGGATGCGACATGTACATCCAGTACGCCACCCGCTTGCCACCGGGAGTGAACTCGATACCGGCGCGGATGACGTTGCCGTTTTTGGTGCTCTCGAATTTGTCGTGCGGCACGAATTCCGGCGCCAGGATTTGCAGCTGCAGCGGAACCGCCAAACCGTCATCCAGACTGCGAGGACGCAACCGGACGAAGCACTCGCCCGATGTTTCCACCGTGCGCGCCACCAGCGCCTGCTGGCCATAGAAGTCGGTACGGTCATCCGCATCCGACTCATCGACCCAATCTCCCCACAGCTCCTGCAGCAGTTTGCGCAGAGCATCGTCGTCGGTCGTTGGCCTCGGAGTGATGCCCGTGCCGATCAGGTTGCTGACACGCTTGTCGATGACATTGAAGGCATACGGGTCGTTGCGAACCGCCGCCCGCGACCGCGACCGCAGATTGCGCAGGGCCGGAGTGTTGATGCTGTTGATCCCGTTGTCAGGAGCGTCCCAGCCAGTGGAGCGGCGCCCTTCTCCAGCGCCTTCGTAACTGGCCTTGATATTGGACGGCAGCACAAATCCGTTACGGGTCAGCGTTGGGAAGTGTCGGGCCATCAGACCCCCTTCCCAGCATGGTACAGCCGGACCACGCGCGAACGTGGCCCAGCTGCACTTGCCAACGAAGAGCGTATTTCCTCGCGCGCCTTGAGCAATTCATCGACCGTGCGGTATTCGACGGTACGGTCGGTGTAGCGCACAGTTTTCTCACCGCGAGCAATGGCCGCCTCAACCGCGTCGAGGTGCTTTTTTGTAAAGGACATATCAGCGTCTCTTCAGATAACCGCTGGCAGAGCTGCGGCGTTGAGGGGGTGTCACAGGGCGCGGTGTCGCGACCGGTGCAGCAGATTGAGGTGCGGATTTCGCGGAAGCGACAACTGTCGCTGGTGGAACTGCCGTGGTAATGCGCGCGTCATGAACGGTCTTCGCAACCGGTGTGTCATCAAACAATCCAGATTGCGCCAACGAATGTCGCACGCGTTCCCAGTCATTTTCTTGATAACGATTGATGCCCATGTAATGCGCCATCGCCAAGCAATACACCATGAGGTCGAGGGCTTCGTTACGCTCTGCTTTACCCTTGATCCACTCGATGCGTTTGTGGCCGCGCACGTAACGAGCGACCTTGCGTTCAGCCACGCACTGGGCGAAGAACTCGTCCGGCAGGTCATTGGCAAAGTGAAGCGAGCCAGGACCGTCCGGGAACGGGTAGCGGTTGTAGATCCAGTCTTTGGCGGTGTCGGTACCGACGAACCACAGCTCGGCGCCGTTGCGTTCGGTCTGGCCCTTCCATGTAACGTCAACCATGGATGGGCGCTGTGCAATCACCGGTCGACCCGGCTTGCTCGCACCCTTGATGGCGAAGATATTGCGCCAGCGGCGGACGCGGCAGAACTGATAGACCTCGTCGGTGTGATGACCGCCGGAGTCAACGCCAGTGGCGAGAATGGCCAAACCGACACCGCAGGGATGCCGATATCGGGCCTTGAGTTTCTCGTCCAACACGGCCCAGGTGCGCTCGTCGGCCGGGTCGCCCCAGATGATCTGGTGATCCACAACCCAGCGTTCCATACCGACGCCGAAGCCCATCACCATCAGTTCCAGACGGTTGGCCTGAACGTCAACAGCGCCGGTCAGCATCAGCACACCGACCGGCATCGTACCGAGAGTGTAGGTTTCGAGACGCGCCCGAGCGATCAGTACTTCAGCCTTGGTTTGCTCTTGCGCACTGTCCCAAACCTTGGCCAATCTAGTGTTGTAGAACACTTGCATGGGTTCGAGATCGCCTTTGTTTTGAGCGATTTTTGCCTTCTCAAACTGCATGGCCAAGGTGCGCCAGTCCATCCAGCCGGGCGGTGAATAGAGCGCGTTAAGGTGGAATCCTACCGTCTCGCCATCGCCCTCAGCGTGCGCGCGCCATTCGCCTTTGGCGAGCATTTCGCCTTTATGGTGTTCCTCAATCAGCACATCACATTCGGCTCCAGCACACTCGTAATGCACGGTGCTGAAATCGTCGCTGTAGTGAAGACGCTCCCATTCCAGTACCTGCATATGACCGCAGTCTGGACAGGGCACGTAGTAGTGACGCTGGTCGCTACCTTCAAAGAGATCCGCAATCCGCGAAGCGCCTTTGATCGTTGGCGAACTGGAGAAATAAAACTTGGCGTTGCGACCGAAAGTACTCGCTCGGGTCTCCGCCAATTCAATGGGGTCCCCCTCTTCACCGATGTCGACTTCCCAGCGGTCAATTTCATCGCCGTAAATGTAGCGCGCCGACAACTCTGACAAGTTTGCGGCAGAGCCGGCTGTGGTGACATACAGCGATCCGCCCTCAAACTCCTTGGTGTCCATCGTGTTGACTGCATCACGACCGGTCGCGATTCGCTCACGTAAAACAGGTGTGGCTTTGATGGTCTTTCCGATCCGTGATGACACCCGTTTGGCCAGGCCTAAGCTGGGCAGCAAGGTCAGGATATTTGAAGGTGCCATGTGGATCAGCCCACCGATCCAGTTCAGCGCAATCTGGGTTTTCATTAGCTGCGAGGCCACCATGGTGACTACACGTTTGCTGCGATGTGCTGGTGACAGGCAACGCATAGGCTCGCGAGCATAAGGGGTCCGGGAGGTGCGGTACCGTCCAGGTTCAGCAGCACCCGTATCGCGCGGAATGCGCATGTACTCGTCAGCCCATTGATCGACCCACAGCTCAGGCTCTGGGCGCAGGCCACGAAAATACGCCGCCCGGTAAACCTCGGCGCCGTCTGCAAGTTTGGCATCCATATGATCAGTTTCCGGGGTTTAAGGCGTGACTAAAGTCTTCGGCTGAAAGGCGCTCAGCCTCTTCAAGCGCCTGGCGGATCTCACCAAGCAAGTGTTTTTCAATGTCCCAGGTGCTGGTCATAGCCGACAACACAGGAGCAAGTTTGGGTGGCAAGCTCAGTAACAAATCGCGAGTCATTCGCCCAGTTGCAAAAGCAGCTTGGTCGACGACTTCCCTATCAACCAACTCACCGGTGATCTTTTGGAGGTCAGCTTCTGCCCTCTCAGCCTGCGCAAGAGCCAACCGTGTTTTAGCCTGGTGATAGTCCGGCGCAGCTTGAGGGGCGGAAGTGGGAAGCGCGGGAGCGATCCATGGCTGCTGGACCGATGTAGCGGCGACCGGTGTGATTCGGGTACCCGAATTGCTGCGTGCTGGATCGCCCGTCATTTCTAAATACTGATCGGTGGCTTCAACATCGATCTTGCCATCCGAGGCGTAAATCAATCGGCCTTGCTTGGCCAGTTTGCCGACGTACTGGCGGGACCAACCTTTGCTGGCCGCGTATTCCGTTCGGCTCAAAACGGTCATGTAAACCTCCTGTCAACCTAGGGCCGTCAACCTCTGTCAACCTCTGTCAACCTCTGTCAACCAACGTGAAAAAGCCGGCCAGTCGCAAGATCCCGCGGGTTTCCGACCCCGTACCCTCCGAATAACCCCAGGGTCCCCGGCGGTTTCAGGCTGGTCCGCCGCCATTCGGCGGGACATCGCACACGCCAAGCCGCTTGGCAGCCCAGCGTTCGTACAAGCCGATGGCAACATCTGCACCGGCCATTGCCGTGAGGCAACCCAAGGCGCCCGCCGTCCAGAGCGACATGCCCGCCGCGATCATCAGCATCATTGCCGAGACTCCGCAGACAATGCAGGCACCGGATCGAAGCGCAAGCCGACGCATCAGCGCCCAGCCACGCGCACCATCCTTATCTGCTCGCCACATCTCACCGGATACGCCGCCGACCAGAGCCAGGACGATCACCAACCAGATCGGCATTTCTGCCAGCGCTTGCTGCTCATTTGTCATGTTGTGCCTCAAGTGAAGGAGCCTGCCGAACACAAAAAAGAAAACCCCGCCGGAGGGCAGGGTTTTCAATATCGCGGCATACGCCAGGACGAAGTGCACAGCACGTGCTCGGGGAAGCGCCAAGGCGCAGAATCCATATCGTGGGGACTTTTTACCCCCTGAGTACGGAACCGAAAAGGGGGCATTTTCGGTTATCCAACTTGACGCAACTTTGACGCAACTTTGAGGAGACTTTGAGGCAAAGCGCCCCGACCAACGGTAAGCCACTTTCGTGCGTCCTTGCGCTCGGCCAGCACCTCAAAGAGTCGCACATGAAGGCGGTGTACAAGATCGTAGTAGGTTTGCTTCGCCTTTGAGACGTAGCCCAGTTCGTGCATCTGCGCTGCCCATGTTGGTGCAGGGTCAAAGCCATAACGCATAACCGCCAACAGTTGCAGCCTTTCACCCCGACCATCTTGCCGGGCTATCTCGGAAAGGGCGGCACCAACTTCCTGCGCAATTGCATCTGGTCCCGCACCACCACCGAGAAGGATCCGAGAACCGGGTGTGCCTCGCGGCGCGCAACCGCCCCACTCCATGATCGTCGCCATCGGGCTACCCAGGCCTCCGGCTTCATCGCCGTGTCGGCATTGCTCGCCCCAATGTTTCAGCAATAACTCCATCGCCTCAATCATTGCCCTGCCCCCCGTAAAACCCAACCCGACACAGAAATACCCCAACCCGACACAAACCCAACACACATAAATCCCTTTAAATTCAATGCTTCAATCAAACTTGAGTTGAGTGTGTTGGGTTTGTTGGGTTTATCAGTCTTCGCATAAGAAAAAATTCCTTCCGTTGAATTCGTTGCAAAGAACGTCATGCATGCGCGCGCGCGACACAAAACCCAACACACTCCACACAACACCCGCGAAGGCATGTAATTCGGGCACTCAAATTGTGTGGGGTATTCAGAATCAACCCGACACACACTCAACACACCCAACACACTTTTGAAAATAGTCATGCTGCAAGCGCCTTGATGTGATCCCAGCTGTCCACGTGCCAGCCCGCCAGCTTGGCCTTCGCCCGCCAGTTCTCAACCTGCTTGCCCAGCTCTGCCGCCTTGAGTGATGGGGGCGGGGAAGCATCCAGATCCACAGGAAAGAAAAAAGCGCCGAAGCGACGGTTATTGCCGTCAGTCCAAGGAATTGCTCGCGATTTATCCACCTCGGAACTGATGAACAGAGAGAACTTCGTCTGACTCATCACGTGCTCTTTGTTGCGCTGGCACCATTCGAGAAACAACGAATAGAGGTCGGTCGATAGACACGGCCCCCAAAGCCCATGCCCCAGCTCGCCGTACTTCCACAGATGCAAGAATGTTTGCCAGCCGGCCCGACTCAAGGCCACCAAACGCTCACGCGCCTCTGTCGATGGCGGCCGCGTGCGCTGGTTGAAGTCCCTTAGATCGACCGACAGTAACCAGCCGTAGAGCGCCGCCACTCCACCCTGCTCCAGTTCACGACCAATCGCCTTTTGCCGTGCGACTGGCAGAGTCTCCATAGGCCACATGACTAGCATTCGACGATCACTGTCGCTGATTGGCCAGGGAAGAATCTCGTTGCTGAGAAACACCGCATTCATATGGTTGGCTTCCTCCCAGCCATTAATGAATTTCGACTCCATCCGCACCGTTTTACCAGTGATCAAGTGCTTGATCTTGCCCACCTGGTTGTAACGTTGATCGCGACTGACGACCTCTTCAAAGACCGACCACAATTTGCGGCTTTGCCACGCGTTGAAACTGCTTTCCAACTGCGTCTGACCAACAGTCGCCGCGTATTGGCCATAAAGCATGCCGAGTGCGTCAGCGAACAACAGGCTCTTGCCCGAACCTTCCATAATCGAATGCATCAAAACAGCGGTGTCCATCTTGGCGCCCAAGTGCTGCAGCGGATACGCCAGCCAGCGAGTTAGCCAATCGGTTGCAGCTTCATCATGGTTACAAAGAAATGAGATCAGCCAACGCAGGTTGGCACACGCTGCATCATCTCTGACTGGCTCAAGCGGCAACCCGTCAAAGGTATTGATGTACACCGCAGGATCCTTCGTCATGGTCGGATCAAACACGATGTGTTCAACATCGACGGTGCGGCGCTCGCTGCTGTTCAGCCACAGCGGGTAAGTGTCACCCAGCGCCATCTTCACCGCGCCCTCGGCTATGCGCCGCTTCTTTTCGCGATCCCAAACGTCTTTGGTGCCATCGATGTAAACGTAGCGATCGGTTGGAGACATCCCGAATGCACCGCCTTTCTTCCCAGCCATGCGGCGCGCCTGCTCGATCTCGCGAACGTGATCGTCAGAAATTAGCCTTTTTCCGGTGTCGTCCAACCAGGCTTTGGCCAGTGGCTTGCCCACACGAGCTTCGAACGCGGACTTCTTCATTACCTTCGATTGGTCACAATCCCACACGTGCGTGGTGCCCTCGACCAACGCGAAACGACGTAGAATGTGGTCCAACGTTATGACCTCCCCCGCCCCCCCGTCAGGAGCAGGAGCAGCCTTGCTGAAGGGGCATATTTCGTCGGAGATCGGCCCGCTTAACTCACCGGTTGGGGTGGGGAGAAGATCATTCGGATCTGGACGGGCAGCGTGTTGCATGCCCATCATTCGCGCCGCATCCTTCACAGCCTTCGACTGGTCGCCGCCGTGCTCGAGTAAGCAGAAGACTTCAAAGGCATCATTCTGATGTCCGTTCGCGAGAGGGTCAGCACCGTGGTGCGAATAAACCTTGCCCTCACTTATCGTCACCCCTGGCAGACCGGTGCTGCTTTGAGGGTAAAGCCACTTATTGCCTCGCTTGATGTATCCATGGGCACGAAGAAGCTCCGCAACATCGTGACAACGGTTGAATTCATCAATTACTGAGGGCCGTTTGCCGCCACCGAGTACAGAACGCTTTTTGGCTTTGACCGGTGCCTCCGGTGGCGCAACCGCCCATGGACACGCAGCTTCAGCATCTCGCTTAAAAAACTCCCAATTCTGCCAAATGGTAAGCAACTCGTTGGTCAGCGCCGGCAGCCCGTCAGTAGCACTTGGAGCGGTTTTCCAGATGTAAGGTTTGCCGGTACCGGGATGAATCGAGGGTGGAAATACGTCTTGCACCAATCCCGCACGTAGTTCAAAGACCGTGAAGCGTTTGAACGGCTCGGCTTCGGTTCGTGCAGCAGCTTCTGCGGCAAGATCACCCTGCTCTTTCGCAGCCTTGGCCTTGTCCATCAACCCTTTGAAAATCGAACCGTCGGGGTCTTTTTCATTCGGCCATGAAAGTGAATGACGCGTGAGTTCGATGCCTTCCGGCACCTTGAACACCACCCGGAATCGCAGCGGATTCCCGACAATAGTCGGGAACACCACTGCCATCGCATCAAGGTCAAGGCCCAACAGTTCATACAGAACATGACGCGTCCATTGAACGTCATCAACATCCAATGAACAAACGCGGCTCGGCCCCAGCACGACGCCAAGGTTGTGATTTGGGTTTCGTTGCCAGAACGCCTCGGCCGTGTCGGCGTCGGTGATATAGCCTCCGGGCTTATTCCACCCTAGGCCTTTCGGAGCCTTTTCACCTGGATCAATCGATACGAGTGCCAAGTCAAAAGTACTGATGTAACGCTTTGCCCATGTAGCGATGGCTGTTCCTTTGCCCGATTCACTCATCGCCGGGCCTCCCGCAACTCCTGACAAGAGACGCAGGTCTCGCAACCTTCAACCTTCTGCTGTCGAAGCAACGGGATTGGTTCGTCGCAGTCGTCACAGAACTGCGCGCTAATGCGGCTCGATGGCACGCGGCGACTGCGATGAATAGCAACATCAAGCAGGTATTGCGCCTGCTCGTTTGCGCGGTCGATATCATCAGCCATTGATGCGATCCTCCATCGCCTGACGAGCGCCCGCCATGATTCCAAGGACTTCGCGTATCACATCCATTCCGTGCTTTTCGAGATCCACGACTTCATGAAGCTCCCAGACGTTGTCCGCCGCGCCGTCGTGCATCTTGGCCACGAATTCACCGGTTTCTCCGAGTAGCTTACCAACCGCTTTCAAGGCATCACGGGTTGCCGGTACGGGCACGGGCCGGTACCAAACCGCACCTGCTGGACGCATCAATGCGTCCAGCAAGCGTGGATCAGCGGTCAGCCTGATCACTTCCTCAAGCTCATCTGGATTCAGCCAGCGGCGTTCTTCATCGAGCTTGAGTTTCTTCTGGAGGGTGTCGTTGTCCAACACCATTTCAAAGGCAAGGGCGGTAATTCCGCCCTTATAGTCACGACCAGCGCGATAGATCGCTTGGCGTAGAGGCAGGACCGGACCAGCGTCCGGCAAAAGATCTGTGCGACTCATAACCGTAAATCCCCTATTTACGGTGTAGCCATAGCTCAGGGTAAACCCTATCCTACGACCACGACCGATGTGCATGTGCTGTGTATCGTCGTAGCTGGGCTGGGGGATTCTTTGGTGAGAGGCCCCAGCTCAGCACCTTTTAAGCTGCCGACTTAAGATCGGCCGCTTCTTTCTCTTGTGTGTATAGGCATTCGATTGCCTTACCCGTTACATACCGAACGTCTGCACCTTTAGCGGCGCGATTGATTGTCGGCTGTGTTGTTCCTACGCGATCTGCAATAACTCTTTGGGACAAACCAGACCGCAGCAGCTCCGCAAGCATTTCTTGGATAGTCATATCGTTCACCGATGCGCTTTCGCATTGGTCGCCACAATACACAAACGTATTGAATGATTCAATACACTCGGCGATACGTTTTTGAATCAAGGCAGAGAAAAAGTGATCGGAGACCGCATCGCCCAACGCATGCAGGAATTGGGGCTGTCAGAAGGCGAACTCGGCCGACGCTCCGGCGTTCCGCAACCGACGATTCATAGAATTGTGACGAACGCTGTAACCAGCCCACGCCATGAAAACATCGAAAAGATCAGCAAAGCTTTGAAGGTCAGTAGCAACTGGCTTTGGAAGGGAGGCGAACACAAAGACCCGATGATTGATCAGGGCGCGCCATCTGCGAATGAGACCAACGTTGAACCTGGGCCAGCTATTAAAGGCTACGTCCCTCTCATCTCATGGGTTCAGGCAGGCGCATGGTGTGAGATTGAAGACGTTAGGACCCTAGATGATGCAGAGATATGGCTGCCATGCGCCGCTTCCCATAGCAGCCAAAGCTACGCGTTGCGAGTACGTGGACTATCCATGTTCAATCAACATGAACGTCGATCCTTTCGAGACGGAGACATCATCTTTGTTGATCCCGCGAAAGATGCGGAAAACGGTTCTCTTGTCATTGCCAAGCTCATGGATAGCCAAGAAGCAACTTTCAAGCAATTGGTGATGGAGGGCAGCCGCCGGTTTCTGAAACCGCTGAATCCAGCATGGCCAGAGCCGATCATTGAGTTAGGGGCCGACGCAATCATTTGTGGCGTAGTATTTTCGAAGCTAGAAATTTTCTAATACATAACCTCAAAACAGGCCCGCGGCGATGTGGGCTTTTTTTGCATCGTAAAAAAATCAATTCAAATACGTATTGACTCAATCAATACGTATTTGTATCGTTTGCATCGTAAATCTCTCACCAAAGAGTACGAACATGCAAACAACACAGCACAGCAACACTCGTTGCCCGGTGTACCTACACCCATCAGCTTGCACTAACCCAGAAGCCGTGAAAGAGATTCAAAAACGCACCGGCCTACTGGTAATCGTCGCGCCTGGCACTCGCTTAGCACCGGCAAAAGTAAATGTCATCACTCACGAATGCGGACCGTTCGGGGGGATGTAGCATGAAGCCTCTATTAATTGGCCTCGCTGGCGTCGCCCGCTCTGGTAAAGACACCGCCGCGCAGCATCTGGTAAGCCACCATGGATTCCAGGCTTACGCGTTCGCTGACCCACTGCGTGACGGTCTGATGCACATCCTCAACTTGAGCCCTTGTGACTTCGACGGCGCCCAAAAGGAACTGCCGCTGCCATGGCTCGGCCGATCCCCTCGCCAGTTAATGCAATCACTTGGCACCGAGTGGGGTCGCAACAACGTGCATCCCGAACTCTGGCTGCTGCTTGCGGAACAGAACCTCGACCTGCTCGCTCGCACCCACGACGAAACACGCGGCTTTGTAGTCAGCGACGTGCGGTTCGAAAACGAAGCGGACTTCATCCGTAAGCGTGGTGGCGTGGTGATTCACATGGAGCGGATAGCTGCGCTCACCGTCAACCAGCACAGCAGTGAAAACGGTGTCGTGCGCGCGCCGGGAGATATCTGGCTACCGAATGATGGGCCTTTCGAAGAGTTGTTCACCAACCTAAACCATATTGTGGACACCCTGCACACCCGTGCTGCGGCGGCCTGAGGCAGCGTTATGACAAACCGCACCCTGGACGAATCCGCCGCATTGCTCGGACTCAAGCCCCGCGCCTTCCGCACCAGGTTGCGCGAGCTGGGCATTCTCAACAGCAGTGGCGATCTAGCCAGCCAGCACCGTGATCGCGGCTATCTGTATTCGGATCCGCGCAGCACCGTGATTCCGTCCCTCAACAAGTGCCGTCATTACTCCGTGGTGATGGTGAAGGAAGAAGGGATCGAATGGCTGGCCAAGAAGCTAGGAATCATCATTACCAAAAAGGACGCCGCTGCATGAAAACCAACAACCTCAATGCCTACACGCAAGCCCTCGGCGCCCTGAAGCTGATCCCGATCTACTTGAACTGCCCAGGGGTAGTCAGCCGAGCAACGCTCGTTGGCGCCTCGACGGAAGCCATTCAACTACTGGAAAGCATGCCCGTACTAAGCACCGAGCTGGCCGAGGTATTTCGCTGCGTCAACAACGTGATCCTTGACGGGCAAGTCGCCTACGTTACGCCGACCAACTCACCTGAGTTTCCATTCGGCGCCGTGGTAGCTGACGCCAAGGGCAACATCTGCGCGGCTGCCATGGGCAAAAGTAAAGAAGGCCTCGCCGAGCTGATTCGCCTCAAGTTGCTGCCCCCATCGGAGGGGTACGGGGAGAACGCAGCGTGAGCAACACACTAGAGCAATTGCGACGTCAGTTCGCTACTCCATGCCCGACCTTGGCAGCAGTTCGGGAACAGTACTTCGCACACATTCGCACCGACCGCTACCTACTGGCCGAGATCAAGGCAGGTCGTATCGCGCTGGTCGTGAAGCGTTTGCACGGGTCGGCTCGCGCACAACGAGTGGTGTACCTGCACGACCTGGCCGAGTTCCTCGACGCCCAAGCGGCAAAGCAAGCAGCTTGATTTCAACGGTCGCCTCTGCCGTCCAGAGGCACACAAATCGCACATCAATAGGCACAGCACATGAAACCTACGGATACGGCCGAATTCATCGGCGAACTCAACGCAGGCGTCTTCGCCAATCAGATCGGTCACGCCCTTTCTGAAGTGGCATCGGGAGTTGTTGATAACGGCAAAGTCGGCTCGGTCACTCTGACCTTCACCTTGAAGCAGATCGCCAACAGTCATCAAGTCACCGTCAATCACAAGCTCGCCTACAAGGTGCCTACCAAACGCGGCAGCCGTACGGAGGACACCACCCTCGATACCCCGATGCACGTCAATGAGGGAGGTCGCCTGACTTTGTTCGCCGAAGCCCCCCGCGCCGGTCAGCTGTTCAATCGCGATGACGCGCCAATTCACGCGAAGTCTTAAGCCGTTCGATTCCAAACCTCTCACCAAAGGAAGTCGATTCAATGGAAGCCAAAGCAATTCAGTTGATCCAAGACACCGCCGTACTGGCCTATGCCAAGCCGCTGGATACTTTTACCCCAGCGCTAGTATTGCCGTCAGACCAGAAGATCCACAGCATCGAGAAATTTCAAGCTGCTCGTAGCCGATTCCGCGGCGCGCTCACCACTCATTCGCTACTGGACTTCGGCAATTACGTGATGACGCAAAGCGCCGAGGTTGTCGCGTCTGGTTTTGTGGACGCCGAAGCAATGTCGTGCACAGTCATTTTCAACCTGGGCGACACCAAATCACCAGGGCACGGCGACTTCACCGCCACCCTGAACTTGAGAAAAACTGCTGCCTTCCGGGCGCTGGAACGTGCAGCCTCCATTCAGTTCGCGCAGAAAGAACTCAGCGACTGGATCGAGGATTGGGCATCGAATCTCCAAGCCCTCGCGGCCGATGACAGCCCCATCGATTTGCGTAAAGCCGCGAGCGCCATCCGCTCCATCAGCATCGAGCAAGCACGCAAGAGCGAACATACCGTCGGCGACCTAAGCGCCTCTCGTTCAGCGATGGACCAGATTGAGGCCAAGTCCTCAGAAGGGTTGCCTGCTGAATTCCTGTTCACCGTCGAGCCATATGAAGGGCTGAAGGTCCAGATCATCCGCCTGCGTGTAGCCGTTCTCACCGGCGGGGACAAACCCCTGCTGCGCCTGCGCTGGATTGGAGAAGAACAGCTTCGTGAAGACTTGGCACAGGAATTCAAGGCTGTCGTGCAGCACGAAGTTGGTGGCGGCGCGAAGTTAACTATCGGCAGTTTCAACCTGGGCTAACCAACACGCTCCCCCCTCCGCCGGCCTCTCACCAAGTATCCCGGCGGAGGGATCTACTGAGGTTCACAGCACATGACCACAATCCAAATTACCGCACTGATTGTCCTAGTCGCCTTAGCTGGGCTGCTCGTCTGGGGTGGCTACATCATGGGCCGAAGTGACGGTTTGAAAAAAGGCCTTCTTGAAGGCGAAGACATCCAGCGAGCTACGAGCGCCAAAACCATCCGCGAACTACAGGGCTCACTGCAGTTCATCCAGGCCGATCACACGCGTCTGGCGCAAACCTGCAAACGACTTGAAGCGGGTAAGGTCTTCGGCGTGGTCGAGCACCAGACGCTGGTCGCAATCGGCGAGATGCTGCGGATCGCCGCCGAGACCTTCAGCGCCTTTCGTACCGGCAGGAAGCTTGAGCGCGATGCCCGGTCCCTGCGCGAACAAGTGCTTGCTATGGCTGCGCAAGTACAACCAGAAATCGGGGGCAGCCTAGCCGGCCAACCACTCGCCAGCGCCGAGCAAGTCACTGTGGAGGCTGCGTGAATGAGCTGGCTCTTTTCGCAGGCGCTGGTGGCGGAATACTCGGCGGCCACCTCCTCGGCTGGCGCACCGTCTGCGCCGTTGAGCGTGATGCCTACGCCGCACAGATTCTGGCGCAACGACAAACCGATGGACTGCTCCCGTCTTTCCCGATTTGGTCTGACGTGTGCAGTTTTGACGGACGACCATGGCGAGGCCTTGTTGACGTGGTTTCGGGAGGATTTCCTTGTCAGGACATCTCGGTCGCAGGCAACGGCCTCGGTATCGCCGGCGCCCGCTCAGGACTGTGGCGGCAGATGGCACGAATTACCGATGAGGTACGACCGCTCTACGTCGAACTGGAGAACTCACCATTGCTTGTGGGAAGAGGACTTGCCGTGGTGCTCGGTGACCTTGCCGAAATGGGGTATGACGCACAATGGGGTGTTATCGGAGCGGCTGACCTCGGCGCCCCTCATCAGCGGGATCGGATCTGGCTCATCGCAGAAGACACGCATCAGGCGGTGGCCAACACCTGTGGCGAGCATGGCAAAGGGATCCTCCCCTGCCGCACTGACTCGCCGATCCGGGGCCGACCGCTCGAACGATCGCCTGGATCACGCCGTGATGGCAATGGATGGTGGTCATCTGAACCCGGAATGGGCCGAGTGGCTGATGGGGTGGCCCATCGGGTGGACCGACTTAAAGCCATTGGCAATGGACAAGTTCCACGAGTGGCAGCAACAGCATTTTATGAGCTTACCAAGGGTAAGCACTGAGGTGGCAGCATGAGCGCAGCAGAGAAAATCGATTTTCAGATCACACCCGGCGCTTGGTTTCGGCAAGACCTGCTTTATCCGGTGTTCGGACTCAGCACTGAAGCTGTTCGAAAGTATCGTTCACGCGGGCTGTGGCTGGAGGGCAAGCACTACCGTACAGACCCAGCCAATGTGCTGGTTTACAACAAGGAAGCAATTGAAAAGTGGATGGCAGGTCAACCATGAGTGACAAGATGCCCACAGGTGTCGAGATGAACGGCAAACAGCTGCGCATTTGGTTCATCTTCAATGGACAGCGATGCCGGGAACCACTAGATGGGATCTCGAAGGTAAACAAAGCCGCGATTGCCTATGCAGACAACAAACGCCGCACAATCCTTGCAGAGATTAAAGAGGGCCGCTTCGATTATGCGGCTCACTTTCCCCACTCGCCCAGGGCAGCAATGTTCACAGGAACAGGCGGGCCATCTCTGAAGCGCACCGTGAAGGAAGGAATTGATCGATGGCTGGAGGTTCAGCGCGCACTCAAAGCATCAAGTACCGTCGTTAACTATGTCAGCAAGGCCAAGCACGTCGAAAACAAATTTGGCAAACGCCGAATCGTGGACATCAGCAAGAGCGATATCGAACTGTTTCAAGCACAACTGCTGAAGCAAGGTTTATCCCCAAAGACAGTAAACGACATCTTCACCGTCGTCCGAGGTGTCTGGGCTGACGCCTTCGGCGACGGTATCTTGAAAGCCAACCCACTGGATCGAATCAGCAACGTAGGCTCGGACGTCGACCTTGAGCATGCCGATCCCTTCAGTCGCACCGAGATTGAGCTGATCGGCAAAGCGGATCCGAAACGACGAACTGATGCCAGGATGATTGAGTTCAACTGCTGGGCTGGACTATCGCTATCCGAACTCATTGCACTCGCTGTTGAGGACATCGATCTTCTGGCCGGCCTAGTGCATGTCCGACGCGCTTTGGTGGTGGGCGAGTTCAAAGTCCCGAAAGAACGCTCCAGGGTAAGGGTCGTCGAGCTGATAGACCCCGCACTGGAACTGATGCGAGAGATCGTTGCTGAGGCCAAGGAAGCCCCCACAGAAGAGATCACCGTAATCCAGCGTGACAACATCACGTCAAAGAAGATGAAGGTCAGATTTCTTTTCCGCAGCTCTACCAGCGGGTTGCTGTGGAGTGGTAAGACCCTGAGCAATTGGTTTACCGCTCACCTGAAAAAAGCGGATGTTCGTCATCGCGGGGCCAACCAGTGTCGCCACACCTTTGCCAGCCAGATGTTGTCGAGCTACGTTCCGGTCGAATGGGTAGCTCGTCAGTTAGGGCACGCAGATACGACGATGGTGAGAAAGCATTATGGGCGATGGATACCAAACGACACCAAGAGCATGGCGGGCATTGTGTCCAGTATGCTTGGGTTCAGAAAGGAGCAAGGTGGGGAGGAACTGTGACGCTCGACAGGTCAGTCCCAAGCTCACCAGCTTAACTCCGTCCCCGGTTACCACACGAAATGCTTGCTTCAACTTGCCTAGCGATGATTAGGTTTTGTACTTGTCACGCAGTATACGGAACTCTGCAAGTGCAGCTTCACCGTATTCCAAGGATGACTCAAGAAGCTCGCGGTAGCCGGTTTCGTCCAAGATATGATCTGGAGTACCGCTTAAATATGGCTCCGCAAAGCGCTGTGCGCGCAGCGGAAGAAGAGGAATGGGCTGCTTTAGTTCGCGGCGAGTGTATGGCCCTAACGACTGCATTAACCATGCGAACAAATCGTACTTGTCCTTCAGCGATGAATACGTCGACTTATCCTCTTCAGACATTTCTACGTACCACGCGGGTACAAGATACTCCGCGTATGTCATTAGGCCGGCTAACCTTTTATGGATCTGCATAGTGAAAAATTCTTCGAACCAACTCTCTTCGAAGATATCTTGAAACTCATGCCAGGTAACGAGCCTCAAATTCGTCAAGTCGCTCGCGGAAATCGCTCCTGACTGGAATCCCTCCATGGAAATGATGTAGCCGATATTAGCCCCGATGTCCTGAACCACAGTTCGGAATCCGTGCACGACGTTTTGAGGGATACGCGTCTTCCAGTATTTGCACTCACATACGATGGCATACTTTCGGCCGCGAACTGTCTCCTCCGCGTACACATCCAACTCCACCGCCCCTCGAACTGCAGGGGTCTTTTTCTCGACCTCAACGTCGAATCCGCACTCCTGAAGAATACGTCCGACTTCGGTCTGCAGCTCTTGCCAACTGTTGGGAACGTTTCGGCTAATCAT